TAACACTTGGTTATTACACAGTAAACCGAACACTTGCTGCAGGTACTAAAGACGTAACACAGGTTTCACTAGTAACTTCTGTAACCCAAACTAACCATACACACTCAATACCTTCATTGACTGTAAATAACCATACACACTCAATACCTTCATTGACTGTAAATAACCACTCACACTCAATACCTTCATTGACCGTGAATAACCATTTCCATTCAGTTCCAGCGTTAACTATTCCATCTTTAACAGTTAACAACCACACACACTCAATACCTTCATTGACTGTGAATAACCACGCTCATTCTATTCCAGCATTAACGGTTCCTTCTTTGACTGTTAATGGGCATACACACTCAGTGCCTGCTTTGAGCATTCCAGCTCTATCAATTCCTTCATTATCAGTTAATGGATTTACTGTAGCAACTACTCTTCCTTCTGAAGTGGTACAGTATATTATTAAAACATAAGGTGTGAAAATGAATGATGTTCGCGAACTAGATCAAATACAAATTGAAATTGAACGTCTTCATGAGCGTTCACAAAATAATAAAGCTGAGATATCTTCTCATGAAGCTGTTTGTGAAGAGCGCTATCTAAATATTGTGAAAATGTTTGAACGCATGGAAAAACAAATGTGTAAGATGGATAAAGAAATAGAAGGGATTCGTGATCTAGCTACTACAGGTCGTGCCTCTCTTAAGACTCTTTTATGGGTAGGCGGTTTATCTGTAGGTATGATTTCCCTTCTTTCAATGATTATCAATATTCTTCCACGATGAGTGATAAATTTTTTCGTATTAAAATTCAACGACTTTTAGATCGTCTCCCAACACCAGTTCAATTTAATGAATCACAATGGGCAATGGTTGAGAACCTTGACTCTCACCGTTTTTGTGTCCACATTGCAGCTCGTCGTACAGGTAAATCATATGCTGCGGCTATTCTAGCTTTTGCTAAACTATTAGAACCCGGTCAACAAGTAATGGTTGTTGCTCCTAACTTTTCTCTATCATCAATTATCTGGGACTATGTTACAGATTTAATTAAACAGCTAGAAATCGAAGTTGATCGTTTTAATCAAAAAGATAAGGTGGTGAAACTAATCAATGGTTCTGTGTTTAGACTACTCTCAGCCAATAACCGTGATTCGCTTGTAGGTCGAGCTGCAAACCTTCTGATCGTAGACGAGGCCGCAATTATTCCTAACGAAGAGTATTATACTCGTGATTTACGACCAGCACTTTCAACCTTTACTGATTCTCGTTGTTTGTGGATTTCTACTCCTCGTGGTAAAGGTAACTATCTCTATGAATATTACTTACGCGGAGAAGATCCAGAATATCCAGAATGGGCTTCTTCGATTCACACTTGGAGATCTAACCCTAGACTCTCAGAAAAAGATGTTGAAGAAGCTAAAAAATCTATTACAAAAGCTTTGTATTTACAAGAATATGAGTGCGAGTGGACTACTACTGAGTCTCAGATATATCTTGATCTTGACGAGGATAAGCATATAGGTGATTTTATTGGTGAACGTTTTTCAGAGGTCATTGGAGGTCTTGATGTAGGTTATAGAGATGAAAATGTTTTTGTTGTAATTGGAACTGACGGAGATAACTATTTTATTGTAGATGAGTTTGTCTCGAAAGAATCTACAACGTCAGAACTTGCATCAGCTATTCAAGAAAAAGTAGATGAATGGAATATTGATACTATTTATATCGACTCTGCCGCTCAACAGGTAAAAGCTGATTTTGCATATGACTATGATATCTATTGTGAAAACGCAATTAAATCAGTAAATGACGGTATCAACTCACTTCAAGTATTAATAGAACAGGATCGTCTATTCTTCGATACTGAGGGTGCTAGACATACCTTTTCTGCAATGTCAGCTTATAAATGGAATCCTAATACTGAAAATCCTAAACCCATCCATGACTGGGCGTCGCACCCTTGTGATGCAGTTAGATACGCAATCTACACACATCAAAAAATGAGTAATATTTCAATTTATGCTTAGAATTATAATCTTAAACTTTAAAAGACCACAAAATGTAAAAGCAATCTGTGATGCTCTACATAAAAACTTTAGAATCACTGTTATAAACAATAATCCTAATGTACCCTTTGATCATTATGGTGTTGAGGTTATAAATAATTCTAAAAATATGTATTGTATTGAACGTTGGGTCCGTTGTTTTCAATATCCAGAAGAGTATAAGCTTATATTAGACGATGACTTGCTTCCTCACCCTTTACTTATTAAAAAAATGTATGATATGCAACAAAATATAGTTGGAATTTATGGTAAATATGGAATTAAAAAAGCAAAAAACTATAAAGAACTTAAAGATTCCTGGTGTGTAAATAAACAAGTAGACTTCTTAGTAGGCTCCATCATAATGGTAAAACAATCTTGCTTAGATGCTATCAAATCTGATATAGTAAATGCTACTAACATGACTCGGGGTGATGATATCTTAGTTAGTTACTTAATTAAAAAACATTTTAATCATCAATACCTAAATACTATATCAGGAAAAGTTCTTAGTTTAGACGAAGGCGATGTAGGTTTAAATAAACACCCAGATCATTTTTCAAAACGATGGGAGGTCCTTCAAGAATGTCTGAATTAAAAAGATTTCCAATAAAATATATTAGAGATTATATTAAAAAAGACTACAAACTTCGTGATGAATGTTATATTTGTGGATCAAAAGATAATTTAGAGCTTCATCATCTTTTTTCAGTTAGTCAATTATTTAATGAGTGGTGTGTTCGTAATAAGATTACGGAAATTGATACTGTTGAAAAAATTACTTCCCTTCGTGAAGAATTTGCAGTAGACTGTAAAGAAAGTTTAGACCATCATAACTTATTCACACTATGTAAATCTCATCACCAAAGATTACACACAATTTATGGGCAAAGATACTCTAACTATTTAGCAGTTAAAATTAAAAATTGGTTAGATATTCAAAAGGACAAAAATGGCAGATAACGATAGACGTGGTTTTAGAGAGTGGGTAGCAGAAAAGCTTAATCCAGCACAACCTTCTGTTGCAGCTCTTGAACCTTTTGCATCTCCAGAAACTATTGTTGATTATGAGCAAGCTTATCGTGAGATTGAAGTTGTTCATCGTTCTGTTGAGATGGTCATCAACGCTTTATGCGAAATTCCTCTTAATATTAGCGGTGGTTCCGCTAAAAAAGTCAATAAACTAATGAATATAAAGCCTAATCCTTTTGAGGATCGTGCTAGATTATTTAGACGAGCGTTTTTAGACTTCCATTTAGATGGTAATGCCTTTTTCTATTATGACGGTGATTATTTATACTTGCTTCCTGCAAATGATGTAGAAGTAGTTCCAGATGACCGCACTTTTGTTTCTCACTATAACTACCTTGTTCATAACCAACAGGCAAATGATTTTTATGGTTTTGGACGTGGTAAACAAACTTCAAAAAGTGAATCAATTAGATTCGAGCCTTATGAGATTATTCATGTTATGGCTGAAAATGAGCTTTCTATTTTTAGAGGCACCTCTAAACTTAAGCCAATACTTAACTTGATGGAACTATACTACTATATGATTAAGTTCCAAAGACAGTTCTTTAAGAATAATGCTCTTCCTGGTTTTGTTCTTACTACTGACAACATTCTTTCAAAACGTGTTAAAGAACGTCTTTTAGAGTCTTGGAGAGCATCTTATACTACCATCTTTGACGGTGCTCGTAATCCCGCAATTCTTGATGGCGGACTAAAGATTGATGAGTTCTCTACTAAATCTTTTGATCAGTTAGATTTTGAAAACTCTATCGAGCGTATTCAACAGGACATGGCAAAGGCATTAGGCGTGCCTTACGTTTTGCTAAAATCTGGTAATAATGCTAATATTGACGCAAATCAAAAACTATTCTATTTACACACTATTTTACCTATCTTAAACCAGTTTTGTTCAGCATTTTCTCATTTCTTTAATGGAGGAGTCACTATCACTCCTGACAGACTTAGTGTTCCCGCACTTCAGCCTGACAACAGGACTCAGGCGGTATATTACTCAACTCTGGTAAATACAGGAATTATCACCCCAAATGAAGCTCGTGAAGGATTAAGATTTCCAAAAATAGAAAATAATGATACCATAAGAATACCACAGAAC